TGGGCAGGAGTTTGGGTTCTTCGGGCTTTACATAATTGCTCTTCCCGTTCTCACCGTTTCTCCACCGCTCAAGTGCATACTCTTGAGCCATTGCAGGGGCAACAATCTCAAGAAATCTGTAGACCGAGTGCCCTGCTCCGCAGTTATGGCACTTGAAAAAGTAGTCGTTCTTCTTTGGAAAGAAAAACCCACGCGCCTTGCTCTTGTTCTTCCGCGAGTCTCCGCAGATAGGGCAACGGCAGTTTGCAAGGTTCGGACCCTTCCACTTGAATCGTTCAAGTTGAGCCGACACCATGTTAATGTATTTCTTGTCGATATAAGTGGACATTACGGCTTGGATTGCTCTCGCTTGTAGTCGGAATCGTACATCATCTTCGCAAGAGAGATCATATCATGCTTTGGCTCCCACTTCAACACCCGCTTGGCTTTTTCAGGATTGCCAAGCAGATACGGAACCTCGTTGGGGCGGAACAGGCGGGGATCAATCTCAACATATTTGCGATAGTCCCCAAGCCCTGCGTGTTCAAATACTACTTCCAAAAACTCACGCACCGAATGGGTGCTATTGGTAGCCACCACATAATCATCACCCTTTGGTTGCTGAAGCATGAGCCACATGGCTTCCACATAGTCTCCAGCAAATCCCCAATCGCGCTTGGCATCAATATTTCCCAAGAACAGTTTCTGCTGTTTTCCCTGTGCGATTCGTGCAGCAGCCATAGTGATCTTGCGAGTCACGAATGTTTCGCCACGGCGGGGGCTTTCGTGATTGAACAGGATGCCCGAACTTGCATGAATATTGTAGGCTTCACGGTACACCCGAGTCATGTGGTGTGCGTGTAGTTTGGCTACTGCATAAGGAGACACAGGCATCATTCGGCTAGTTTCGGTATAGCCAAGGCTGTCGTAATCCGTGGAATCTCCATACATTTCAGAGGATGAAGCCTGATAGAACTTGATGTTTGTATTTACCGCTCGAATGGCTTCAAGAATCTTTAGAGTTCCGCCAGCAATTCCTTCACTGGTGTAATCAGGAACTTCAAAAGAAACAGCAACATGGGACTGTGCTGCGAGATTATACACTTCATCGGGCTTGTATTTCACCAACAGATTTGTGATTGCACCGGAGTCAGACAGATCGTAATAACACATCTTGAACTGTGAATTTGAAATTCCATCATTGTAGATGTGGTCAACTCGCTCGGTGTTGATGAGTGATGTGCGCCTCTTCAACCCAACAACAAAATATCCCTTGGAGATGAGTAGATCCGCTAGGTATGAGCCGTCCTGCCCATTAACACCGGTAATAATTGCTGTCTTCATTAGATATTCCAATCTGAAGTGTCTTTGCTACTTCCAAACTTTGCCTTGAAGTCCTTTGCACCGAATCCTGCTCCGTATCCGTCGTTCTCACCCTTCTCAATGTTGGAGTCCATGAGGTCTTCGGATAGTTCACTGTCAATATCGTAGAACTTCATCTTGGCGTAGTTCAAACCCACGATGAATTTCTTGTTTGCAGTCTTGCCGTTGTAGCGATTCTTCAATTGCTTCACCATGATCTGCCCTGCCTTTTCCAACTCGTCCGTTGTGATGAGGGCAATCATCAGGTCAGCGGTGTGGGGCAAGCCAAACGATTCTGAAGTATCCGTGAGGTCAACATCGGTGGACGAGAAGCCTGCACGGTTCACCTGTGTGGCACTCACGATGGGCACATCCCGTTCCATTGCCAACCCACGCAACTCCTCCGCAATAGCCTTGATGTATCCGTAGGAGTTGATGTTGTTGCCGTGCTTGAATCGTGCAGACGAGCAGATGTTGATGTAGTCCACGAAAATGATGTCAGGCGTAAACTGCTTCTTCAGCCGCAACTCGTCCAACAGGACACGGAAGTGGTTCACATTCGCAAACGAAGTGGGATACTCCTTTACGATGAGTTTTCCGCTTACTCCCCGTGTGCTACCAAGCAGCCTCTTCTCATACATTTCAAGCGGCAGGTCTTGCAGTTCATCCATCGTGATGTCCATGATGTTTGCATCAATTCGCTCTGCAATCCGTTCCTCTGCCATTTCAAGAGTGATATACAGCACATTCTTGTTCTGCATGAGGCAAGCAGCCGCGTGATGGCACATGAACAGGGACTTGCCCACACCTGTGCCTGCCATGATGATGTTCAAGGTCTTGGGCGAGATTCCGCCCTTTGTGATGACATTGAACATCTCAAGATCAAACGGAATCTTCTTCTCCACCCTGTGGTAGAACTCATGCCGCTTCTCGTAATCCTCAAGGAAATCGTGTCCCACATTGGTGTCAAACGAAACCGCAAGTGCCTTGGACAGGATTTCAGGCAGGGCATGGGGCGTGAGGTTCTTGTCCTTGCCGTCAATAATCTGAATGGATTGCAGGATAGCATTGTAAATGGCTTTGTCCTTGCAGAACTTTTCCGTGGTGTCTGTAAGCCACGCGGTGTCCTGCTGTGGACTCTTGCCCATGTCCACCACAAGCGTCTTGCACTTGGAGAACTCGTCCTCCGTCAATCCCTTGTTGTCTTCAAGTGCAATAAGCAGGGCATCCTTTGTGGGAATGCCCTTGTACTGATTCACGAAATCCCTGATGGATCGGAACACTGCACGATCCACCCGGTCAAGGAAATACTCCTCCTGCAAGAACGGAATGGTCTTCTTGCAGTATTCGCTGTCGTTAAGCAGCCCCGCCAGTATTGTCTTTTCGGTTTGGCTCATTTAGTCCAAGTTCCTCATCAAGTTCAGCCAGACGATCCATTGCTTCCTGACGCTCTTTGTATTCGGGGGTTTCCCGCAACTGAAGAAAATACTCCAATGCACCATCTGCTGTAGGGGCATTATACATTGCTTCGGAGCGATCATCAATCTCTTTCTGCAACTTCTTGCCGTCTTCTGATGCCTTCCACGCTTCAATCGCAGGATGGTCGCAGGAGCAGACAAGAGCCTCATGGGAGTTTGGTCCTACGAGCATACCGTCCCACTCAAGGCACCAATGCCACCCTGCTTCAAACTCTTCAGGAGTCAACTTCTCTTCCCAATTGTCCATGAGGAAGATGTATCGCTCTCTACTCATCTCCATTTGATGGCTCCTCTGCTGGCTTTTCGTCTGTGCCGTAGCAGAACTCCTTTCTGACGGCAAGATCAATAGCCTTCAGGACATCTTCCGTGAAATACTTTTCGGGATCACGGTTGATCTGTGACTCAAAAGCAGTCTTGCCCGTGGGCAACTGAATCTTCGTGGAGTTCTTAGTAAAGATGCCGTACTTCACCGCAATGTCCAACAGCCCGTAATACTTGTTCAGCCCTGTCTCAAAGTTCAACTGAACATCCACCATCTTGTCCTGCTTCGTCAGGCGACTCTTGTAGGTCTTGCAGTGGATGATGTTGCCCACAACCTCGTTGTCCACCTTGTCCTTCTTCTTGGACAGGTAGATGATGGTGGACGCAGCATACTTCAGACCGCTTCCGCCGCCCATCTCCTTCGTGGGCACATACGCACCCACTACATCATAGGTGTGGTTCGTCATCAGGAGGGGAATCCGTGCGTGACCCAACTTGATGGTCAGGACGCGGAACGCCGCCTTCGTGACCTGTGCGCGAGTCATGTCGCGTGTGTTCTTGCCCTCTGCGGTGTCGTTCATCTCCTTCTCGGTGGACAACATTCCAAGGGAGTCAAGCACGATCATCATGCGTGGGCGAGTGTCCTTGTCTTCCTCCAAATACTTGTCCACGGACAGGACGCACTGGTGACGGAACTCCTCCACCGTGGCTACAGGCAGCACAGCCACGCGGTCGGTGTCAATCCCCCGTCCACGGAGCAGATCAGAGGTAATGGCTTGTTCAGTATCAAAATACAACACCATTGCCTTCGGATCAGAATTCAGAAACTCGCGCACCACATTGAGAGCAAAGTAGGTCTTGCCCGTGGCTTGTTCTCCTGCAAGGGCTACGATCTTATTGTCGGGAATACCACCGTGGATGGAACCGCTCAAGAGCGCGTTGAACGAATACGATCCCGTGGAGATGAAACCCTTGACATCGCTGCCCTCAAGCCCATCTGATGCCACGGTTGCGTACTTGTTTCCTGCTGCCTTCAGAATGTCCTTCAGTTTCATAGTCTCTCCAATGATTTGGTCTGTGTGTCAATGAGAACCATCTCGTTCTCGTTAGCCCTTATTGTATCCAAGGGCGTGAGTTTGTCAACGATCATCTGCTGCGTTTCACGGCGCAGCAGGTCTTTTCGCGCTGCGAGAAGACCTTTCAAGTATTCAATATTAAGATTCATCAGGTGGTGATCTTTAGAGCGGGACTCTTCACGCCCTTGTCGGGAACCACGATTCCGCTGCCGAACGCAGAACTGAATTCATTCATAAGATCAGTCATGGGTTCAGCAGTGAACATTACATACGATGCAGGAACAGTAATAGCCTGATCCTTCACCGAAGCCATCCACGGGACGACAGCAATATTTGCACCGCCGCCCTTCGTAGGCACGGGCACAACCATGCACGGATTCTTCAGCGTGTATGCCACAATCTTTTCGCCTTCAAACTTTTCGGTGACCGATGCAATGAGTTCTTCGCCGGTCTGAACCTTCACGATCTTTATAGCCATGATGTATCCTTTTTGTAAGAGTTACAGTATGTAGTCAAGCAAACAGAGATTCAAGAGTATTTCGTTCTTCGGGACTCCACCCCACTGCATTTGTGATTGCACGGAGTGGTTCAAGAAATGTCTTTTCAAATTGGAGTTGGCGATTGATGTATTTTTCAAGCGCAAACTCCTTCGGGATGGATGACGGGAATCCAATAACACTTTCGTGAAATGGGTTCGGTGTCTTCAAGTAGATGAACTTGATCTTCTCGCCGTCACCGATGGTGCGGTATTTCTTGTCTAGTTTCATCCGCTTTATGTAGTGATTATACAGAAGCGCACCCTTCACGGCAATAGGCGTGGACTTTTTGTATACGGTGCCGCTGTGTGCGTAATCTTGCATTCCCGATACGGATCGGGGAGAAGCAACATCCTCCACAGGCAGGGACATGAACTCCTTCTCCGTTGCCTTCACAAACTGCTGAAGTGTGCCCTCGTCGCGCATGAGAATGAGTTCAATAGCAGTCTTCAGTGCCTTGCGGACATACGCAGGAGTGGAGGAACGGGCAGTCTCAATGCCCATGATCTTGAACTTCGGTGTCTTGTAACGAACACCTTCAGAATCCCATACGGACAGCATATACCGCTTCTTTGCAGTCCACACGCCCTGCTCCGCAATCACTTCGCGTCCCATCACCATTTTGTTTGTGTAGGCGTTCATGCAGTCAGCAAGGGTGGCGAACTCCCGCTCAATCTGTGGCTGAATCACCCGCTCACAGAATCCGTTCAGGAAGTCCACCACCCGTTGCGTGTCGCGTTCGCCCTTGAAGGACGAATCCACCACCTTGCCAAGTCTCAAATACACGGAGTCGGTATCAATATACATTACATACACCTCACCCTCCGTCTTCAGGATGCGGTTGAGAAATCGGTTCAGAGCATCACCGATCCATCGGATACTCAACTGCCCCGAAAGGGTAATGGCTTCCGCAAGTGCCACATCAAAGAATCTGAAATACTGGTTGCCGATGGCACCGTATGCGGAATTCAACTGAATCTTACGCACCAACTGAAAGTTGTGATACTTGGAAATCTCGTATTCAATCTTTCGCCGCTCGGACTCGGGAGCGTTCTTGTCCAAATCCACAAACCGCTTCTGTGCTGCAATCATCAGCCCCTTGTAGTGCTTGCGTTCGGCATACATCTTCTCCATCAGTTCGGGAAGGAAGCCCTGCTTGTCCCGCCTGAAAGCAACACCATTTGCGGCTACGCTCACTCCGTCCCGCTTTGCAGCGTCAAGATATTCCGCAGGATCAACGAAAGTCTTTACAGGCTCTCCACCGTTGCGTGACAGCACAGCATCAGGAGTAATGCTGCCACGCGCCCATGCACGGTTCTCCACCTGTGTTTCGGGCGAGATGTTGTACTGCATGATAAGGTGTGGATACAGGGAGTTCAGGTCAAAACTCACCACCCAATCGTGCTTGCCCACGATGGGGTCCATCACATACGCACCCGCGTACTGATCGTCCTTCTTGTGTTCGGTCTTCTGCGGGATCACCATGCCCTTGCTCATCAGGTGGTGGTGGATGATGGCATCCCATGTGCGGACTTGCGAGAACACATCCTCAAAGTTCACCCGTGCCGAATACGCAAGGGCTACAGCCAGTTCCATCAGTTTCAGTTTGGATTCCAAGCGGTCAACGAGCCGCACATCCTGAAGGTTATACTCCATGAACCGCTGAAAGTTCTGCGTGTAGAACTCCTGAATGGTTTCGTATTCCCCATACGACAGTTTCTCTTCGCCCAACTCCACCTTGGAAATGTGGTTCAGAGAATACGCTTCCTGCTTCACATAGGTGAAAGTCCTGTACAACTCAAGGTAGTCAAGGGTGGCTACACCGCTAATCACATACGCGGTCTGATCGCGTCCCATGCGGTTCACCACAGTCTCGCGC